TTGAGGTAATTACCCTCAACTACTGCATACTCTACTGCAGGGTTATCTAATGAATACTTATGTTGATAACCTAGTTTTAACTGCTCGGTATCTTCGGCAGACATTTTCTCAGGAAAACCCTTGATATTGTCTAAGCCCCATATTGCTAGGGCTTTTACCTTACCTAATGCACTTGCATGTTGCATAGCTAAATCTTGCAAGTTTTTAACAGTTATTACATTGCCTTGCTCAAGGGCGTTTACAAGCTTAGTTTTAGACATATAGTCCTCCGCTTAATAGGTAGAGCCGATTAGCTCTTTCAACCTATGATTAAATTATCTCTCTATTCACACTATATGTAAAGTAATTCCTCGATTAAGGAACTCTTATTTAACGCAATCGGATACGCCATCACGGGCGCGCGACGACAAATAACTGGTATCAAAACGATAGGCAAAAAAATAGCCGACCCGAAGGTCGGCTAAGTACTACAGGGAATTCCTAATCACACTTGATAGCATAAACTTCCTGCTTCACTATCTTGGTGTCAATTACTACTGCTCTGCAAGTCGGACTATCTGACTTCACAGTCGCGTCTACTCGGACTGCATAATACCCAAAATTAAACCGATAAACCCGATTTAAAGACTGAGCGTAGTCAGTAGAATCGCTACGATCACTACCCATATCATCTAGAGTCGACAGCATTTTGGTTAAACGCTTGTCTTTAAAACTATCTAGATTACCTAGGTAAAACATAACAGTAGGCTTGCAAAACTCAGCGTCTACTCGATAGTAAATGCTGTACTCATTACTGCTCCAGTCTGCATTGATAATCTTAGGGCAAAGTAATTTGATCAATTTGACTAGATCGCCACGCACCGCCTCTAACATATTGCGATAGCTAGATAAAGTACGACGACTTTTAACAATGTTACTTACTGCGTTATCTACTGCCTGTACTGCGTCTGAGGTTTTCCTCATGATAATTCTCCCTGTTGTTAAAAAATGTGATCATCGCTGACCACAAATCTATTATGCCCTAGTGCGCTCTAAATGTAAAGTATTTAACACCATCGGGCATTGCGCTGTGCGTGCTCTTATGCGCGCGACGACAAATAACTGGTATCAAACCCTACCGCCGTTAAGCGATAGGGCTGAGTTTTAAAACAATGTGCGTTGCGGATTCCAATAGGTGTCAACCATTACTTCGGCTGGGTAACCTTCGATGCCTTGCATGGATAGTGCAAGGGTTACCATGAATCGAGATGTATTACCTCGATCACTAGCCAATATCTTGGCAACCTTATTGAATTGCTTTGTACCTAACCAATGCTTAACATCAGCAAGGGCTTTGGCTTCTGCCTTTGACCTGTCAGTAGTGTCATACTTGATTTCGTATCCCATGAGGATCTCCCTATTGTAAAGTGGGGGTGAAGCGCACCCCCTACGCTTACTACCAGACCAACAACAACTTAGAGGGATATGTATACCATTCCCTTAATGCTTGCTTGGCATCACGCCTAGCGTAAAACACTTTATATACACGCCCTGTTTTAGCGACATGCTCAACAATATAGGTATGTGGCTCACCATTAAGCATCTTGTAGTGAGATCTATAACCTCTATCTTCCACACCAATATCAAATAGCTCTAACTGTTTCATAACTACTCCCTGTTAAAAGTTGTCATTAAAAAATTGCACTTTGTCACTTGCGTTCCTAAATGCAACACCATCAAATACACCTGCTTCACCTGAGCTGTGCAACCTCAGGAATACTTTGTTACCTGGTAATTGCTTTACATACAAGTCAGCGTCTGACCATCTAAACAATAGGTTAGTAACACCATTGCTTGTATGAACACCACAGCATTCAGCCCAGTGTGCGCCGTCTGCTACCAACTCATTACTACTTACATCTGCTTCCCATGCCATGTATGCATAGTCCATATCAATCTCCCTGTTAATGAACCGAGCCAGTCTCGATCCATGTAGTAATTATGCGTTACCTGATGGTATATGTCAAGTATTGGGCGCATGGCTTACCCCACCTACCCCCACCCCCCGACATTGCTTGGATGGGACCCGCACACCCCACACCCCTTAACCAGCACAAATAACTCCGTCATTTCCGAAACACCCCCCGTCATCATTTAAACAACCCTTTACCCACACAATCTATCCCGTACCCCCGTTAATTCACTTATCTATACTTTACATATCCAATTCACTAAAGCGTAATAAAACAGGGGTACAAACTACATATTCAAGGGAGCTTTAATGTATGAAATTCATATTAAAGAAAGTTAATCTACGCAACCCCTCACTAGTAACACTTCTTTGTTACCTGCAAAAAAAGATATTACCCAGCGACAACATCTACAAACCAGACCGTGGGCATTGGTGGATTGCATATACAGAGGATGGAAAACCCGTCGCTTTTGCTGGACTTGTTCGTTCGACCAAGTGGACAGATACGGGCTACTTATGTAGAGCAGGTGTACTCTACGGCTATACAGGTCACGGTTTACAAAGACGATTAATCGTTGCAAGAATTAAACAAGCTAGAAAACTTGGCTGGAATTGGTGCATTACTGACACTACTAATAACCCTGCAAGTGCTAACTCATTGATTAATGCGGGTTTTAAAATATATACTCCAGGTCAACCGTGGTCCTTCCGCAACGCAATATATTGGAAATATAAGGTACACCCTGATGCCATACAAAGACGAGAGCGTAAGAAAGTTAAAACATGCGGAGTACAGCCGTAAGCATTACAAGAATAATAAAGAAGAAGTAAAAGCTAAGACAAAAAAGGTTAGGGCTAAAGAAAAAGCAAAATGGCGAACACATAAAGCCACGCTTAAATGTACTAACTGTGGGTTTGATAACCCAGCTGCACTAGACTTCCACCACGAAGACCCCAGTACTAAACATGATAGTGTTTGGAGGCTAGTAAATAATGGGCGGTTTGCCGCTGCTTATGAAGAAATGAAAAAATGTATCGTATTGTGTGCAAATTGCCACCGAATACACCATCACGAAGACCGATTACATAAGAAAAAGATACGTAAAGATAAGAAAAAGAAAAATAAATCCAACCCATAGTTATCAAAAGTGCATGAAATTTCAATAAAAACGTGTATAAAAAACTGCAAAAAGTGCACACGTCAGAAAAACATGTATACTCCGTGTACACTAGGTTTAACGAGGACCGAAGTTGGCAAACGAAGAAAATATAATCATTCCTCACATTGAGGAAAATATCCCCTTACCAACAGGGGCTACTGAAGCTTTCCCTGAATTAAGCCCAAAAGAAGAATTAGACGCTCGTGCTCGCACTATTACCTTACTTGCTGAACTTAACGGCAACCCACTTACTCCCACTACAGCCCACGCCCAGCAAGCTAAAGAAATTGCCACGCAGATGGTCAATGATCCGAAGTACCGCCCAGAATATAAGAACTACCCTAACGAAACACTAGCCTATCTTGCTGGTATGGTGGCGCAAATGAACGTGGCATTGGTCGATGACCTTGCTGAGTTCAAGATGTATGTTGTCAATAAGCTAGTTCATGAGGTAGAACATGCCCAAGATGCCAAATCTAGACTAACTGCACTCAAAGCATTGGGTGAAGTTGATGGTGTAGATGCCTTTAAGAAGCGTTCTGAGGTCACAGTCAAGGTACAAAGCATCGAAGAAGTCGAAAAAGAACTTTTAGATACGCTTTCTAGCCTAAAAAACAAGGCAATTGACGTTGATGCTAAGGAAATCAAGTCTAAATAATGGCAAAACAGCGTAAATTAACCAAAGAGGACATAGAAAAGCTCATAAAAGCGGTTCCTACGATGCCTCCTGATAAAAAACGCAAGACTTTAGAGCTAATTCGCACATATCAGAGCCAATCTATCCAAGAAGACGGCAAAGATAGCTTCCTAGACTTCGTTTTACATGTATATCCTGACTATAAAGTAGGTAAACACCATGAAAAATTGGCTCAAATTTTTGAAGATATTGCTGCAGGTAAGAAAAAGCGAGTGGTCGTTAATATCGCTCCGAGGCATGGTAAGTCAGAACTTATATCCTATCTCGCTCCTGCCTGGTTCTTGGGTAAGTATCCTCAGAAAAAGGTCATCATGGCATCCCACACAGCGGATTTGGCTGTTAACTTTGGACGCCGTGTACGTAACCTTGTTGGTTCAGATGCGTATAAAGACATATTTCCAGCGGTAGAACTGCAAGCTGACAGTAAGTCGGCATCTAGATGGGGGACAAACTTTAATGGAGAATATTTTGCTATTGGTGTGGGCGGTGCTCTCGCAGGTCGCGGCGCTGATTTGTTTATTATTGATGACCCCCATAGTGAGCAAGATGCCAAGCAAGGTCGTGCGGACGTATTCCTTCCTGCTTGGGAGTGGTTTCAGTCTGGTCCTATTCAGCGTCTTATGCCTGGTGGCGCTATTATTGTTGTGATGACAAGGTGGTCTAAGCTTGATTTGACGGGTCAGATTGTTAATCACATGGTCAAAAACGAGGATGCAGAGCAGTGGGAGGTTGTAGACTTTCCTGCCATATTGCCTAGTGGTAAACCCTTATGGCCCGACTTTTGGCCCATAGAAGAGCTATTAGCTAAGAAAGCCTCTTTGGATGTACGGTACTGGAATGCTCAATATTTACAACAGCCAACCTCAGAAGAAGGCGCTCTCATTAAAAGGGAGTGGTGGCAGAAATGGGAGAAAGATGATCCACCATTATGCGAATTTGTCATTATGTCGCTTGACGCGGCGCAAGAAGCAAATACCCGTGCGGACTACAATGCGCTCACGACTTGGGGGGTCTTCCTCAACGAAGAGACTAACAACTACAACATCATCCTCCTTAACTCAATTAAGAAGCGCTTGGAGTTTCCAGACCTCAAAAAGCTTGTACTTGAAGAGTATAAGGAGTGGGAGCCAGATTCGTTTATGGTTGAAAAGAAGTCCAATGGGGCGGCACTCTATCAGGAGCTCAGGCGCATGGGTGTACCAATCGGGGAGTTCACACCTGGCAAAGGTCAAGATAAAATCTCTAGGGTTAATGCTGTTTCAGATTTGTTCTCGGCAGGGATTGTCTGGGCGCCAGAACACAGGTGGGCAAAGGAAGTAATTGAGGAATGTAACGATTTTCCTAGCGGAGCGAACGATGATTTGGTAGACTCGACTACACTAGCCTTATTAAGATTTAGGCAGGGTGGATTTATTCGTCTACCAAGTGACGAGCCAGAGGATGATTTTTTGTACAAATACGGCAGAAGAAAAGCTGCGTATTACTAAGGACACTATATGTCAATTGATAAAAGTTTATACCAAGCCCCAGTGGGTTTAGATGCTCTAGCCGAAGAAGGCGAACCAATTTTAGAGATTGAGATTGAGGGTGAACTAGACCTAGAAGAACCAGAAGAAGCGGCTCGCGAAGAAGAGTTTGACGAGAACCTTGCTGAACATATTAGTGACAAAGAGTTAACTACATTAGCTGGTGATTTGCTTGGTGACTTTGAAGATGATATCTCTGCTCGTAAAGATTGGATACAGACCTATGTAGATGGTCTTGAGTTACTCGGTATGAAAATCGAGGAACGTACAGAACCTTGGGAAGGTGCTTGTGGGGTCTATCACCCTTTATTAAGCGAAGCCCTTGTAAAGTTTCAAGCAGAAACTATTATGGAGACGTTCCCTGCCCAAGGACCAGTCAAGACACTTATCATCGGCAAAGAAACCCCTGAGATTAAGGATGCAGCCAAGCGTGTTGAAGCGAACATGAACTATGAGTTGACAGATGTGATGGTGGAGTACAGACCTGAGCATGAGCGGATGATATGGGGACTAGGTCTTGCAGGTAATGCGTTCAAAAAAGTTTACTATGATCCAAGCTTAGAGCGTCAAGTATCAATGTTTATACCTGCAGAAGATATTGTTGTGCCATATGGCGCGTCAAGTCTAGAGCAGTCACCACGTATCACACACGTCATGCGTAAGACAGAGAATGAAGTAACTCGTCTGCAGTATGCAGGGTTTTATCGTGACATTGATCTTGGTGAGCCAGCTAACACATTAGATGAAGTTGAAAAGAAGATTGCAGAAAAGATGGGCTTCAGAGCTACAACTGATGACCGTTACAAACTGCTAGAGATGCACGTTGATCTTGATCTTCCAGGATATGAGGACAAAGATGATGAAGGAAACTTTACAGGCATTGCTCTGCCATATGTGGTTACTATTGAAAAAGGTAGTCAAGAAGTATTATCAATCCGCCGTAATTGGCGTCCAGAAGATAAGAACAAACAAAAGCGTCAACACTTTGTTCACTATGGATACGTTCCTGGCTTTGGCTTTTATTGTTTCGGGCTTATTCATCTTGTCGGTGCTTTTGCTAAGTCTGGTACTTCTCTTATCAGACAACTTGTTGATGCAGGGACATTATCGAATTTGCCAGGTGGCTTTAAGGCCCGTGGGCTGCGAATAAAAGGTGATGACACACCAATCAGTCCTGGAGAATTCCGTGACGTAGATGTACCAGCTGGGACAATTAAAGATAACTTGATGACCTTGCCGTATAAGGAGCCAAGCCAGGTTCTATATAGCTTGTTCAATACTATCGTTGAAGAAGGTCGTCGTTTTGCTTCTTCTGCAGATATGCAGATTTCGGACATGAGTGCGCAAGCACCAGTTGGAACAACACTAGCAATTTTAGAGAGAACATTGAAAGTAATGAGTGCGGTTCAAGCTCGTATTCACTACTCAATGAAACAAGAATTAAAGTTACTCAAAGAAATTATTCGTGACTACACAGACCCTGATTACACATATCAGCCAGAAGAAGGTAATCGTTCATGTAAGAAGTCTGACTACGACCACGTTGATGTTATTCCAGTCTCTGATCCAAATGCGGCAACCATGGCTCAAAAGATTGTTCAGTATCAGGCTGTACTGCAGTTAGCACAACAAGCTCCACAGATTTACAACATGCCTGTATTGCATCGTCAGATGTTAGATGTATTGGGCATACGTAATGCTCAGAAGTTGATTCCGATGATTGACGATATGAAACCAAAAGATCCAATTGCGGAGAACATGGACATTCTAACAATGAAACCTGTCAAAGCGTTTATCTATCAAGATCAAGATGCTCATATCACTACTCACCAAGCATTTATGCAAGACCCACAAGTTGCAGCGATGCTAGGACAAAACCCACAAGCACAAGCAATGATGGCGGCGTTACAGGCTCATATCTCTGAGCACTTTGCGTTTAAGTATCGTCAGCAAATTGAACAACAACTTGGCGCTCCGTTGCCATACTTTAAAGAAGACGATGAAGAACACATTTCTGAAGAGATTGAAGTACAGATTTCTAGGGCTGTGGCTCAAGCTGCACAACAGTTGACTATGCAGAACATGGCGCAAGCACAACAGCAAGAGGCTCAGCAGAAAGCAGAAGATCCGATTATTCAGATGCAGATGCAGGAGTTGGCGCTTAAAGGTGAAGAACAGAAACGCAAGGCAGCTAAAGATGCATCTGATGCAGAGTTAAGACAGATAGAAATGGCAGACCGTAAAGAAATTGAGCTGCACAAGCTAGAGTTAGAGGCTCGTCGTTTCGGTGCAAATATGGCTAAAGATAAAGCTAGAGATGCGTTTAACGAACAAAAACTAGCAGTTGATACGGATATTGCTGGACATAAGATGGGTGTAGATATAGCTAAGAGTCGTGACCAGATTGATACGCAAAAGGGTCAAATAGCTGCACAGTTAATTTCTGCACAAATGAACAATAACACCAAAAAGAAAGGTGGAAATAAACAATGACCGAGCTAGAAGTAATTGCTAAACAGATAGACGAAAAAGTTGAGCAATTAAAAGAAGCTGTACTGGTAGGTAACTTGGACTATACGGGTTACCAAAAAATTTGTGGTGAGGTTCGGGGTCTACTCACTGCAAGAGGATACGTATTAGACCTTAAAGACAAACTGGAGAAAATGGATGAGTGACGCACTCAACTTAACTCAAGCAGTAGATTTGACGAATCTGCTTGATAAGACTGACGAGCAAAAGGCAACACAACTACCTAGACCATCAGGATATCGCATTTTATGTGCTATTCCCGAAGCGGAAAAGGAGTTTGAAAGTGGGATTGCAAAGGCTGATATTACGATTCAGCACGATGAAATCCTAACAACCGTACTGTTTGTAGTGGACTTAGGTCCAGATTGCTACAAAGATGAGAGTCGTTATCCCAACGGTGCTTGGTGTAAAAAGGGTGATTTTGTCCTTGTAAGACCAAATGCTGGTACAAGATTAGTGATCCACGGGCGCGAGTTCCGCATCATTAATGACGATTCTGTAGAAGCAGTAGTAGACGACCCACGTGGCATTAAACGTAAATAAGGAGCATACGAATGGATAAAGACGAATTCAAATTCCCAGATGAGACTGAAATTACTACTGAAACTAAGGGTAAACCCGTAGAAGAAGATGACTTTGAGGTCGAAGTTGAGGGAGTAGTAGATGACACCCCACTTCAAGACCGTGGGCGTACCCCATCCCAGCCAGAGTTTGTCGAAGAACTAGAAAAAGACGAACTTGACGAATACTCTGAAGAAGCAAAGAAAAAGATTGCTGGGTTCAGAAAGATTTACCACGATGAGCGTCGTGAGAAGGAAAGAGCGCTGCGGGAGCAACAAGAAGCTATAAGTCTTGCCCAGAAGCTGTTACAGGAAAACCGCGCCCTTAAAGGTAAAGTTACAACTTCTGAGCAACAGGCACTTGATTCCTACATGACCAGCGCTGACCGTGAGCTAGAGATAGCTAAGAAGGAATACCGTGAAGCCTATGATGCTGGCGACTCGGAAAGATTAGTCGATGCGCAGGAGAAAATTACTGCCGCTAAGATTAAAGCTGACCGTGCGCTAAATATTAGTCAACAAAGGGCTTTACAAAAAGAAGAAGTTGAGGTAGAAATACCACAAGCGCGGCAACAGCCTGTACGGGACTCTAAAGCTGAAACATGGAGAGAAAGTAATCCTTGGTTTGGTCAAGATGACGAAATGACAAGTTTGGCTTTAGGACTTCATGAAAAGCTTGTCAAAGAGAACGGTATGGCTTATGCTACGACAAACGAGTATTATAAACGTATAGACGAAACTATGCGTAAGAGATTCCCTGAGAATTTCGAGAGTATTGAAGAAGACGAAAAACCCGTTACAAGGACGAAACCTAGTACGGTGGTAGCTCCAGCTAGTCGCAGCACATCTTCG